TTGACTNNTNTGAAATAGAAAAAAAATTATTATTTAGATGGGTATTTGTGCAAGGAAAAGTAATAAAAGAAGATGCTATTAAATTGGCAAAACAATATTGTCAAGGTTTAATAGTTTGGGAGAGTGAGAAATGACTGCAAATGAATTAGCCGATGAATTAGATGAATGTTCTTGTGTTTATTATGATTCAACAACAAATCAATATTTTAATGATGTTGAGTTATCATATAACGTTGCCATTATGTTACGCCAACAAGAACAAAAAATTGCAGAACTTGAAAAAAATTTGTTTATATTGCAAAAGCATTATGACCAGTTGTGTGAAGATTGCACTTGTCAAGGTGGGCACTCAGAAGCGTATTTAAAAGCGAAAGGTAAGTTATGAAACTATTTATTTTTAGTTTAGTAATAGCATTATCAATGTGTGGGCTTATTATTTTTTTAACGGAGTTAGCAAGGGGAAGTTTAGGCTATGGGCCATTTATTTAGTCTACTTATTAATGCTTGGTTTAAAGTTACGGTAGGTATTTATGTGTACTTATTTTTTACACAAATTATTAAAGAGTTGAAATGGATTTAAGTTTGAATTTAGATAGAAAGTTTTGTCTGACGTGTCAGAAATCATACCCGTTAGAAATGGTTAAGCTAATAACTACAAATAGCAAAACTAAACAACGGGTATGGCGATGCACTACGTGTATTGAAAGAAGGTCAACACCTACATATGGGAAAGCACACAATAAATGAGAACACTAGTAATAGATTTTGAAACACGTTGGGATAGCAAGGAGTACACGCTAAGTAAGATGACGACCGAAGAGTATATACGAGACCCACGTTTCAAAGCATTTGGTTTAAGTTACGGTTGGTTAAATGGCAGTGAGATAACGTGGGTAAGCCACGAGGACATCTACAGTTGGATTGATACGATCGATTGGGAAAACACAGCAGTACTAGCGCACAACGCTCAGTTCGATGTAGCGATTTTGTCTTGGGTGTATAACGTGCGCCCTGCTTACATACTAGATTCTTTGTCGATGGCCAGGGCTTTGCGTGGTGTAGAGGTTGGTAACAGTCTAATGAAGTTGGCTGAGGAGTTTGGCTTACCGCCTAAAGGTAGAGCCGTACATGATACCAATGGGTTAAGTACTCTTACACCTGAGATAGAACACGAGCTCAGTCTGTATTGTTCACATGATGTTTTGTTATGCAAAGAGATTTTCAAACGTCTTGCTAAAGGATTTCCTTTAGATGAATTGAGATTGATAGACATGACGCTGAAGATGTTTACCGAACCCGTACTAGAACTTGATAAGGAGATGTTAGATGAGGCTATGCTTGAGGAACGAACAAGGCGTGAAGCGCTATTACAAAAGGTTCAGGTTGATACAACGTCGTTGGCAAGTAATGAAAAGTTTGCACTCGTCCTTAAAACGCTTGGCGTTGAGCCGCCACTCAAAATCAGCAAGAAGACTGGAAAAAAAGCTTATGCATTCGCTAAGAGCGACGCTCTCTTCCAAGCGCTTCTTAACAGCAGTAACGAGGATATTGCCCTTATATGTGAGGCTAGGCTCAAAGTTAAGTCAACGCTTGAGCGCACGCGCGCGCAAAGATTTGCAGATATATCAGAAAGAGGTAAGTTACCTGTCCCGCTCAACTACTACGGCGCACACACCGGTCGTTGGTCTGCGTCAAAAGGTTCGGGGCTTAATCTACAGAACCTCAAGAGGGGGTCGTTCTTACGTAAAGCTATACAAGCGCCGTCAGGTTTCAAGCTCGTGGTTTGCGATTTGTCGCAGATTGAACCTAGAGTCTTGGCATACCTCTCGGATTACAGGCCCCTACTTGAAATATTTTCGTCGGGTCAAGATGCGTACGCCTCATTCGGGGCGCAGATGTTTGGGATACCGGACTTAACAAAAGAAACGCATCCAGAGTTAAGGCAGTCGGCAAAGTCAGCGTTACTAGGTTGTGGGTACGGCATGGGTTGGGCGTCGTTCTCAGCCCAGCTACTCACAGGATTTCTAGGTGCGCCTCCTACCATGTACGATAAAAAGTTTGCTAAACAGCTTGGTGTAACTTCAGAGGACGTATTGAAGTTTATTAGTTGGGACAAGAACGCCGAGAAGATGGCTAATATACCGCACACATGCTCTGATGATGAGTTGTTGATACATTGTATATCTGCTAAAAAGATTATTGATATTTACCGTGATAAAGCGCACCCCGTTACTACCTTTTGGGAGTTGTGTAACGAGTCAATAAGACGTAGTTTATATGAAGGTAAATCGTTCAAATATAAATGTTTAACTTTTGACAAAGAGTGTATAATATTACCTAATGGGATGTCGTTAAGATACCCAAATTTAGAAGGCACGGCTGATGAAAAAGGTCGGTTGCAGTGGCATTATGGCGTCGATAAAAACGTCAAGAAGTTGTACGGTGGCTCACTCACAGAGAACATAGTACAGGCTGTAGCAAGGTGTGTAATGACGGATGGTATGTTACGGATACAAGATAGGTATCGGTGCGTATTAACCGTACATGATGAAGTTGTAGTTGTAGTACCCGAAGAAGAAGCAAAGGAAGCAGAGGCGTGGGTGCGTGAGCAGATGATTGCAGACCCACATTATTTAACAGGCATACCATTAGATGCCGAATCAAGTAGTGCAATACGTTACGGAGAAGCAAAGTGAAAATACCTAAATCAATAAAAATAAGCGGCATTAAGATTACCATTGAGCAACCGAAAGGTTTGACTGTACATGGGGAAGGGTGTAGGGGGGCGTACATACAAGACGATGCGCTTATGTATGTAGCTAAAGGTACGGAAGACCCAGCCAACTGGCAAAAGTTTACCGAGAAAGAACGTAGCGAAACTTTTTGGCATGAAGTTACCCATGCGATATTGCAGGATATGAACCATAAACACGATGAGAAGTTTGTTGTTGCTTTTTCACAGAGGTTAAATGATGCAATCCGCTCCGCTAAGTTCTAAACAAGAAGCACTAATGCTAGTTCTTTTTTTACGTGGAGATATTGTAGAAAAAGATGAAAACTTTTACGTAACGATGGTTTGCGGAAGCAGTGCAAGGCTTGAAGGAGGTAGAATTGTTATGTTAGGGGACACCGTTAAGTACAAGGAAACAAATATGATAAATGCGTTTCTCAGATGGCAATGGCTACGCAGACAATTTAATCAACCGCATGAGGAAATATAATGCCGTCATCGATATTAGCTAACGATATACCCCAAGAAGCGCTAGACCTTACTCTAAATAAAGAAACACAAGCGATGTTAGCGCTTATGACTGTGTCTGGCGCTAAAGTACATGTAACATGGAACATAACAGTTACGGATGACAAAACAGGCGAGGTAGGCTATGGTCATTTTGGGGACAGCCCTGAGATAGTAGTACGCTTAGGATTTCAAGAATGGATGAGGAGAAAAAATGGCGAAACTTAAATGGTCACACTCAGGTCTAAAAGACTACGAAGGTTGTGCAAGACGTTACCACGAAGTAAAGGTGTTGAAGAACTTCCCGTTCACAGACACCAAGCACACCATTTATGGTAAAGAAGTTCACAAAGCTTTCGAAGACTATGTTACAAAAAATGCACCCCTACCAGAACACCTATCCAGACATGGTGAACTTTTAGATAGCCTTAAACGAAAAGAAGGTAGGAAGTTTGCCGAACATGAGATGGGTATAACTGTTGATTTAAAACCATGTGCGTTTGGTTCAGAAGATGTTTGGGTACGTGGTATTGCCGACTTATTAGTTGTAGATGACGAAAATTTAGTGGCGTGGGTGTTTGATTACAAAACAGGTAGTGATAAATACCCTGACCGTGACCAGTTAATCTTAATGTCGCTAATGGTGTTTGTGCATTTTCCGCACATACGTCAGGTAAATTCCGCATTGCTTTTTGTGGTGAAAGAGTCTATAGTAAAACATAAGATGATTCGAAGTGAAGCCGATGAACATTGGCAACGCTACAGAGAACGTGTAGCTAAACTTGCAAAATCATTGGATGCAAATGTATGGAATCCAACACAAACACCGCTTTGTGGATGGTGTCCTGTGCGCAGTTGCGAATTCAACCGAGAACATTAAGGAACTATCATGCCTTACGTAAACAAACCAAGACCCTATGCAAAAGAATACGCTGAGTATCAGGGTACAGATGAGCAAAAGAAAAACCGTGCTAAAAGAAACAAGGCACGTCGACAACTAGAAAGCGAGGGAACAGTTCATAAAGGCGATGGCAAAGACGTTGACCACAAGAAGCCACTAAGTAAAGGGGGTTCAACGGCACGCAGTAACTTACAAGCCATAAGTAAGAGCGCCAATAGAGCTAAAAAATAAATGAAAAGACAAATATCGGAAGTTTTGGAAAAAGCATACTTAGAAGTAGAGGACATGCCTATTCAGCAACTTATAGACCTATGGGCTATTAAGTACGGTAGCGATTGGGTGGATGGCACGGACATGGAGTATTTTTATGCGGCAACGGCTCAGCGTTTAACTTATATGGGTAAGATTGAGAAAATTACAACGCCTACTAACTGGAACGCTAAATACAGATTAATAGAGGAATAATGTCAGACACAATTAAACTAAAAATAAAAGAAAGATACTCGTATGGTTGGACAGACCCAAGAGTTTTTAACATGTCTCACCCTATATCATTTAAACGGTACGGAGAGGAATACAAAATGGAAAGTAAAAAAGTAAATATAGAAGAACTCGAAGAAGCGCATGAAAGAGAGTACGCCGAAAGTTTAGCCAGTTCTATATATAAAATAATTGAAAGCAGTTTGGATAAGATATTTGCATACGAATACAATAAATTCGCAAAACGATATACGAAAGAAGACGATAGAGGAAAAAAAATGAAAGCAGACGGACACGAGTACACAACAGAAGCAGAACATTTACCTATAGATGTTTGTGAGAATATGTGGTTAGTCGCCTACGGTAATGAGCCAGTAGCGGCATCAAGCTTAATTAATCAAGAAGAAGTGCTGTGGGAAATCGGTAACAGACTATTTTGGGCTGACAAACTAGTACACAGCAAAGATGAGGACACGTACGCCTTATGCAAATAATAGACAACAAAGCTCTCGTGTTTAAAACACGAACGCCGGATAAGTACGGCATCATACCTAAGAGCCAAGTTGTTGCGGAGAATAATGGTGTGTATGAAGTTGCGGTGTATTGGGGATTAGATGAAGCAAGAGTCCTGCGCAATCTAGGTGTTAAAAACATTCAGTCGCCGATTACCGCTAGGTATAAATTTTACGGCTTACACAAGCCCTTTGCGCATCAGGTAGATACTTCATCGTTCTTAACTTTAAATCGTCGTGCGTTCGTGTTTAATGACCCCGGAACTGGTAAAACTTTTTCTGCTCTTTGGGCGGCTGACTACCTTATGGAGTTGAAGAAGGTACGTAGATGTCTTGTGCTATGCCCTCTGTCGATTATGCACGACGCTTGGATGAACGGTATTGGTAAAAGCATCATACATAGAACCGCTATTGCGGCGCACCATCACCAAGCTTCTAAACGTATTGAGATGATTCAAGGTAACTATGAGTTTGTCATTGTGAATTACGATGGCTTAAATTTAATTGCCGATGAGATTATCAACGACGGTAGGTTTGATTTAGTTATTGTTGATGAGGCAAACGCCTACAAAAACGTAGCTACAAAAAGATGGAAGACGCTCAACCGTATTCTTAAACCTGAGACTATGTTGTGGATGATGACGGGTACACCTGCATCGCAGTCGCCTCTTGATGCGTACGGCTTAGCTAAACTGGTTAACCCAACCGGAGTTCCTAAGTTCGCAACGGCGTGGCGTGATAAGGTGATGCACAAAGTAACGATGTTTAAGTGGCTTCCAAAAGAAGGTGCAAGCGACGCTGTATTCAAAGTTCTGCAACCGGCCATCAGGTATACAAAAGAAGAGTGCCTTGACCTACCGCCAGTACTTACAGAAACACGTGACATACCGTTAACACCTCAGCAAGTCAAATACTACCGCATGCTAAAAGAACAGATGCTAGTAAACACGGCAGGCGAAACTATTACGGCGGTTAATGCGGCGGCGTGTGTAAACAAGCTACTACAAATATCATCAGGTGCGGCGTATACAGATGGGCAAGAGGTAGTTGAGTTTGATTGCTCGCCTAGGCTAAACGTGTTGTTGGAAGTGTTGCAAGAGACATCACGAAAAGTAATTGTGTTTGCTAATTTTAGGCACAACATCGAGGCTATACATAATCACTTAACTAAGCATGGCATTGAGTGTGATTTAATACATGGCGATGTAAGCGTTAATAAGCGTACGGGCATATTCAAAAAGTTTCAAGAGACGCCAACGCCTCGCATACTGGTTATACAGCCTCAAGCCGCCTCACACGGCGTCACATTAACTGCGGCAGATACGGTGATATTCTTTGGGCCTGTTATGTCGGTAGAAACGTATGTACAGTGTGTTGCACGTACTGATCGTATCGGTCAGAGTAGCGATAAAGTAACTGTGATACACTTGCAGGGTAGTGAAATTGAGCGTAAGATGTTCAAACGATTAGAGTCTCGTGTAGAAGACCATGGTATGCTGTTAAAGTTGTACGCAGATATTATTAAGTAAAATTTAAATTTTATAAAAACACACATTTGTGTTGCAAAACTGTTTTTATTGTTGTAAATTATTTGACAAAGGAGAAGTAAATGGAAGAGCAAGAAAAAATACCATTAGATAAATTAGCTCGTGTTTATCTTAAAATTCGTAACAGAATTGGTACATTAACAAAAGACTACGAGACTCAGTACGAAGAACTAAAAGCTCAACAGACTGAGATACAAAATGCGATGAAAGACCAAATGCTTAAACTTGGTAGCTCATCAATCAAAACATCCGAAGGCACAATTATGTTGGGTCAGAAGGTACGTTACTACACAGATGATTGGGACTCATTCAAGAGTTTTGTGCTCGAACATGAAGCCCTTGACCTGTTTGAGAAACGTATCGCTCAAGGCAACATGGTTTCGTTTTTAGATGAAAACCCCGGAGTCGTGCCGGCAGGACTTAACAGCATGACAGAATTCACAGTATCAGTACGTAAACCAACTTCTAAATAAGGAAACGCAGTACCATGACAAATTTAACTACATTTAACCCCTCTAAAGTTCCAGCATTTCTTAAAAAGGCTGAATTATCTCCAATGGCAAGAGCATTGGCAGGCGGTACAGGCGCAGGCATCAAGCGCATCTCTCTTAAAGGCGGTGTATTCCGTTTGGTAGCCGGTGGTAAAGAAGTTGCCGCTATTGATGACCGCCACCTCGACGTCGTGATTGTTAACGCCGCACATAAAATTAGCCGTACGTTCTACGCAGGACAGTACGTTGAGGGCGAAACAAAAGCGCCTGATTGCTGGTCAGCAGAAGGTGACTTACCGGACTCAACAGTTCTAGAACCTCAATCTAAATCCTGTGCAACATGTCCACAAAATATTAAAGGCTCAGGCCAAGGTGAGACACGTGCTTGCCGATTCTCTCAGCGTCTAGCGGTTGTTTTAGCTAACGACTTAGAGGGAGATGTTATGCAGTTATCTCTAGCGGCTACTTCAATCTTTGGTAAGGACGAAGGCGAAGCGCGTAGACCGTTGCAAGCTTATGCTAGATGGTTAGCCGCGCAAAATATTAGCCCTGAGACTGTTATCACCCGTCTTAAATTCGATACAAAGGTCTCAACACCTAAGTTGTTCTTTATGCCAGTACGTTACTTAGAAGATGATGAGTACGCTACAGTAGTAGATAAAGGCCAGTCTGATGACGCCAAACTCGCAGTTACAATGACTGTTGCACAAGCTGATAACGTAAAGCCGCCTGCTATTGAGTATAAAAAGCCCGACGCCCCTAGAGCGAAGCCCGTAGAAGAGCCAGTAGCTGAGGAAGAAGTTGACGAGCCTGAAGTACGTAAAGAAACTAAGGCAAAGCCAACAGTAGTTCCTAAAAAGGGCGGTAACTTAGCCTCAGTAGTTGATAACTGGGATGCAGACGACGAGTAATAGTTACGGGGGGAAAGCAACAAGTCGGCTCGGCGACTATAAATAGCCTGTACGGTAATGAAATAAACTTCATACTTACGAAAAAACTGCAAGTACCCCCACCTACAAACGGAAATAAAATGGCCTATTCAAATACAATAAAACAAACAACGGCTAAAGCCCCTAAGTCACTAGGTAATCAACTAGGGCGGTGGGCTATTCACCTCGATTTTCCAGTAATCAAGATAGCCAAATATACTGGGGCAACTAGACAGACGGTCTACAATTGGTTTAGTGGTACTGAAGTAACACCTGCGTACAGGGAAAAAGTCAGCAACCTACTAAGAATTCTTCAAGCAAGTAAAACAGCAGACGAGGCACTACGCAATGTACAACATAATTAATCCAAGCACATTAACGGACAAAGAACTAATACGTTTTGCGGAAGAACTAGCACATAACGGTACAATGCCTATTTCTATGCAGTTAGAGTTGGTCAAGCGTTTCTCTCACTACGTACACTGAATTTAAGGGGACATTATGAAGTCGCAGGATTTCCTAGCGACTGTACTTCCGTCTTCGGGTGCTTATTGCGCTTGTGAATTCAGTACAGTTGAAAAAACGCATCTCTTTGTAAGCAGTATTGAAGAGGTCTACAATGCAACTCTGTCTTTTTCTCATCTAGGGTATGAGTCGTTTTATGCGTTAGCTTCTTTTGGCGACTTAAAAAAACGTACGGCGGCTAATGCATTAAAAATTAAATCTTTGTTCTTGGACATCGATTGTGGTGAAGGTAAAGATTATCCTACTAAGACTGAAGCTGCGACGGCATTGGATACATTTTTGTCTGAAACATCTTTAGCAGAACTAGGCACGCCGTGGATTTTATCTAGCGGCGGTGGTTTACATGTCTACTGGGCATTCGATGAAGAAGTTACTATAGCTGAATGGAAGCCCGTAGCCGAGAACTTAAAACGTCTTTGCGCCAAGAACGGATTTAAGATAGATCAGAACGTAACGGCAGATGCGGCAAGAGTATTACGAGCGCCTGACACGTTTAACTACAAAAAAGAAAAGCCACGCAAGGTAAAGATTTTAGTAGAGTCTTCACCGCCAACATTCGATTTTAAAACAGTAGCGAAAAACCTTAAAGAAAAAATGAATGGCGCATCCTATGAGCTTCTGCAAGCTAGTATGCCCGTCGCAGGCACTAAACCAAAAGCTGATGCCAATGCAAATAGCGTTAAGTTAATGGAGAACAGCGTTACGTTATTCAAGAATATAGAAGAGGCCACCAAACCCTGTCTACAACTCAAGCACTACGAAGAACATGCAACAGATGAAGGGATGGAACCACTATGGTACGCTTGGATTTCTATTGCTAAGAAGTGCAACGATGGATTAGATTATGCTAGAAAGTTAGGCGACATGCATCCGTACGATGAAAAGCGCCTAATCGATAAATGGAATCACTCAAAAGGCCCGACGCCATGCCTGAAGTTCGATAGCATAAACCCCAACGTGTGTGATAAATGCGTACACTTTGGTAAGATAACTAATCCATTAGCTTTAGGCAGAGACGTTAAGGTAAACAATGAAGCACAGGAAATATTAGTACAGAAAGAAGATGCGCCTGAGCAGATTGTGATTAATAAGCCAATACCGCCTAAAGGTTATAGCTACGGCGATAAAGGTGGCGTTTATGTAATAAAAGACGTGGAGGATGAGGAAGGTAGCAAGAGTAAGAAAAACATCATGTTGCTGTCCTACGATTTGTTTGTGGTTGATATTTTATATACAGACGGCGAACACTACGCACACTTAATGGCTATGCGCCCCGAAGGGCCTGTTGATGTAATGTTGCAACAGAAAAGTATTATTAGCAAAGATGAGACATTAAAAACTTTAGCTTCACAAAACGTCATCGCCTCTTATGGTGGGTTTGATAAAGAGTTGTTCTACTATGTACGTGCCGCAGTTGAATACGCTAGTACAAATAAGAAGCCCGTTAAAGTACCTTCAAGTTACGGTTGGCAAGAAGATGGTACGTTGGTATATAGCTCACACATATACCACTCCAATGGCAGTAAAACTTTTGTGCCAATGCCAGGTCTAGCAAATATTAACCATGCTTGTAAACCATCGGGTAGTTTTGAAGGTTGGCGCAAGACCATAGACATGCTAGTGGCTAGAGAGTTCTATGACATTATATCAATGGGGTTGATTGGGCCTGCATCGCTTTTAATGGAGTTCACAGGCGTAGAGGGTATGACATACCACATGGGTTCATCGATATCAGGTACAGGTAAAAGTTTAGCGCAGATGATGGCGTGTAGTTTTTTTGGTGCGCCTAACTTGTACAAGTTAAGTCAAAGTACTTCTCCTGTTGCAATTCAGCAACGTGCTGGGCTACTACGAAACTTTGCCATTATTACCGATGAAGTAACAACCAAGAGCCGTGATGATTTTGAATGGCTACCTGCACACTTGATGGATAAGTCGCAGGGTAAAGGTAAAGACCGTATGGAATCGGGCGCTAACAAAGAACGGGTAAACACAACCATATGGAAAAGTATTGATTTGTTCTCGTCTAATACACACGTCTTAGACTACCTAGGCGGTACAAGAAAGCACTCGTCACAGGCTGAGTTACTACGTATTTTAGAAATGAAGTTGACAATTAAAATTGAACTTAGCGATGACGAAATTGAACTGGTTAAAGGGTTAAACCATAACTACGGTATTGCAGGCGAACGATTGATACGGTGGATGGTTACTAACCTAGATACTGTAAAGCAAGTTACAAAAGACACAAATCTAGCATTGAAGAAAGAGTTCTCGTCTGTACCGGATGAGCGATTTTGGACAGCCGGTAATTGTTGTATTGTGGCTATGGCTATACTGCTCGGTAAAAAGTACGCAAACATTATCGACATCCCTGTGAAACCTGTTATAGAGTCTTTGCGTAAGATGGTCATGGATGGTAGGAAGGCTATAAAAGGTAATAAGCGGTCAGCAGAAGATATCTTGAACAGTTACACACGTGAGCATTATGGCAAGTTTGTGGTTGTTAAACACATTAATGGTAAGTTAGAAACATTCCTTGGGGCAGGAGACGCTATCGATCAGTCTATAACACGCTCGCAAGTAACGGGTAGGGTTGAGCATGACGCCACACCTAATCATGTGGACTACTTCATTGAGGTGAATCAGCTTAAGGCGCACTGTGTATCGATGAGTTACGGGTATGAAGACTTTAAGAAAGAGATTGAGAAGATTCCAACATATAAAATTAGCTATGAAAGGAAAAACATATTAGCCAAAACAAGAGGGCCTGTCATGCGTGTGTACGTTATGCATATCTGTCGCCCAATAGATGATGATGTGCTTGAGGAAAATGATTAAGATACACTATCCTTGGGAAGAGACCCCCGTCAAAGGGGGTTTTTTCGTTCCGACTCTACAACTAGAGGCGGTAAGACTTGATGGCATAAAGGCGGCAATCAACTGTAGGATAAAAGCAAAAGCAGAGCCGTGTGTTAAAGACGGCATGCTTGGCGTTTGGTTTACTCGTTTGAAATAGCCCTAAAATCTTTGGCAAGTTGTATTTTATCCTGTCGGTTTGCATCGAGTAGCTTACGTTTTTCAGCGGAAGATAAAGACTTGTCTGCACGTACGGCTCTCTCTTCTTTGTTGTACTCCCCCATTTGTTGCTTAAACATACCGGCGGCATTAGCGTTATCAATTTGGCTCATATATTTTCTGTAGAATGCATCCGCTTTATCAGGGTCTTGTTCATTGAGGCGCTTGTATGTTGCACTAGCTTGCTCAATATTTTGCATGTCAACGTATGCTTTATTGATTAAGCCTGTAGCATCTGTAGGTTGGAAGAAACCACCGACAATCGGTAAGTCTTTTGACGTAGCATCAGGCGCAGAACCTTCTCTAAGGATTGGGTTAAACATAGACATCATCGCAGTACCAATACTGCCTGTATAGCCGTTAACAAGATGGTCAATCTGAATAGGTGAAACACCTAAAGTCCTACCAACAAGTTTAGATAGCTCTGTAGTGGTTGCATTAGAACGATATCCCGGAAGTTCTTGTAACTGGCGCTGACTTTCAATTGGAGACATTGTGTAGAAATTAGTGTTAGTTAAGCTTTCCATAATAGGTTTGGCGCCTTGCGGCAAGAACAAGTTAGAAACCCCTGGAACTTGGCTAACAACTAATTTAGCGACAGCAGGCAGTACGTCTTTAGATTTAGCATCGGTAGCTGCTAGGTTATACATCGCTTCGGGCAAGGCCTTGAATACCACACCTGATTCAAATGGAATTGGTACTTTAATCGGGTCTTTAAAGAAAGGCAACGGAATGAACCAGTTATTTAGTTTGTCATACTCGTCAGCGTTCTTGTACGCTTCATTGTTCTGCATCAAAGCGGTGTATGCTAAAGTCAAACCAGCAACAGTAGCGCCACGTTTAAGCATAGTTTCTCTTACGCCTAGCTTATCTTCAAACAAAGACTTACCTGATATAGCTCTTGCAAATACGTTAAGACCTTGAATCTGTGAGTTAAAGAAAGGAATCATTGTACTTAACATGCGTACAGTAGGCGAGTAACCGTGTTTAGTAAAGTTCTGCGCTTCAAGAGTTGCCAAAGATGCTTCCATTGAGGACATGCCTTTTTTAATAAACCCATTGTACAAAGATAATCTAGCGGATTCATCAGCCATAATAGCTAAGCGGTCTGCTTTAGCCCAAAGTTTTTCCCATCCTGATTTACCCTCAGCCATCTGTAAAGCGATAGTACGCATGTCAGCCATAGTACCCGAAAATACATGACCTCCAATAATACCTTGTTCTTGTAGCTTACGAATTTCAGGTGCTTCGCCCTTAGCCATTTTGTTTAAAGCGCTTAGCGTACTTATAATAGGTTTATTATCAGCACCACTAGTTATCCATCCGGACAGTGAATCTTTAAATGCTACACGCATAGCGTACGCAGGGTTACGGGTAGTACCTTTTCTTAACAAGTCGGCAGGCCCACGCAAAAAGCTAACTGCGGCCGGTAGCGTCATCGATATACCTTCCATACCTTTAACAATTAACTCAGATGGAATATTACCAAACATACTGGCAGATTCACGACTTGCCTCAGCACGTTCACGTAACTTTTTATACTCAGGAGTATTAGCTTTACCTGCGGCACGCATCTTTTCAAGGGCAGACTCCATGTTTTTATATTCGCCAGACGTGTTAATGACAGCGTGTTTCTTTTCACCGTCCTCGTAAAAGCGTATAACATCTTTAGAAGCAGGCCCATCGCCTTTCTTAATATCAGCTATACCAAGAGTTTGCAAAGTGTAAGCGGTGTTCTTAGCCGCTATGTTACCCATAGCCATGTCAGTCAACATGTATGTATTCTGTAGTGCGCCAGTTTCAAAGTTAACAATGGCACTATCACCGCCAAGTAGTTCTCTTAAATACGATTGCGTCTTTAAATCCCCAACCTTAACATTACGCTCGTTATCCCAAACTTCATCATTCTTGTCAACACGGTAGTAAGCAACATAATCGCCCTTCTTCATTTCAGCGGCTTCAGCTTTTGATAACCTACCAGACTCAACCATAAAATCTAACTGGCCATTGTTGTATTCACGGTAAAGTTTACGGGCTTCTTGAAAATGGGTATTGCCACGTCCAAATTTTAAAACCTCATCAGCCATCTTAGTTGTTACTTTTCCAGCAAGATTTAAAGATTCAAGCCCAGCTTCTAAGCCACCTTTATTACTTGCCGCACGCTCAACCGCTAAGTACAATCCAAACTGCTCAAGCGCCGCTGTACCATTACCGATTTCATCTTTTGCTTTACCTGCAACTTCAGCCACTTTAGCTAAAGATGGGCCTTTTTTAGATGCGTAGCTATACGTACCGTTCTTTTCATCTTTAACAATACCGACAGGCCCATGCGTAGCAATCTCAGACATCATGTTGTTACGCTGATCGTATAGGCGGTTGTAGTACATCATTTGCAAACCTTCTAGCTTGTCTCTCATATTGCGTGCAATATACTCAAGACCTGCAAATCTATCTACAAATCTGTGCGCCATAGTCATACCAAGCGCATTACCTTTAAGTCTATCTAAGACAGTTTTTTCTTTTTGATAAACAGTACCGGCAGTATCTCTTAAGCCTGAACTAAACCCTTCAAGATATTTAGGGTCTCTGCTAAACACAACGCTACCATCATTAGTTCTAAACCCACCCAGCTCATCACGCTGAAAACTACGCTCAGACTGGCGGATGATGTTGAAGATATCGCTGGTAGATACTTTTGATAGCTCAGCAAAACCTTTATCACGTAAGAACGCACGTACAGCACCAACTAACTCTTTCATCCAGCGGTTAGCTTTTTGTACGAATCCTTCGGTAGCACGTTGCTCAGCAGTGTGTGCAATCAATTCTCTAACAGCACGTATCTCCATGTCTTTCATTAAGGCATCTATTTCTGCTTTAGACGCACCAGCTTCACCACGTTTTTTAATTGTAAGCGCATAGTCAGCAATTGTGCCGTCAATAAGGTTACGAATACCTAAGTCATCAGCAAGTTTAAGAACACCGCCATGTTGGTCATTAATACGTTTATTTAAAGCTTCAAAGCCTTTTTCACCAAGTAGTCTATCAACCCCAACGTGACCAAGTAACTCGTGCGCGTAGGTAGTTTCCAAGTCTTTCATGCTTGTGTGATTACCGCCAATAATATAAACTTCACCGTCACGATTTACATAGCCTCTAACGCCGTTACCGTTTTCGCTACCTTCGGTTATACCATCAAGTTCTAAACCTTTTCTTTCTTTTTCCGGTAGGTCCGCTATAGTATCAACGTAGTTTACTTTAACGTCTTTAGGTAACTTTTTCTTTAAGTTCTCAACAAACTCTCTAGCTTTCGATGGCGGTAAACCATTTTGACGAGACGCAGTTAACCGGTACCTATTCTGGCTTGGCCCTTCAAAATAAGTATTGTTCGGCCCATAGCCATGCTTTTCGCTTGCAATAGCTTCGGCAACATCATTTTCTACTTTTTTATCTATTTCAGCCGTTCCAGTTTTTAATGACTTTTTACGTTCCTTTTTTCCTGGTTTATCGCCAAGAACTACCATTGATCTTTCTACACTAGCGCCAAAATCTTTAAGTAAATCTAAATTGTGTTTTAAAATGTTTACTACTTCGCCTAAATTTTTATTTTTTACTTTTTTCTTAAATGCTTCTAAAGCTGCTTTTGCATCAGCTTGCTCTGTAACTGTTTTAGCATTTTTTAAATTATTTTCTAGCGTAACAAGTTTATCAGCGTCGTTTTTAATTTCTTGCTTTTTTTCCGTAAAAGCTTTTCCTAAAGATGCTTCAGCTTTTTTTAAATCGCTAATGTCAATGTCGCCTGCCCTTTTATTTTCAAGCGCATCCGCGGTTGTTTTAAGGGTATTTAATGTTTCTTCTAAATCTTTAACTTTATTAGCTAAATCTTTTTCTGCAATTTGTTTTTTAAGGTTTTGTATTTTATTTGTTTTTTCTACCTGATTATCAATAGATTTAGCCTGCGCTAAAGCTTTTTCTAAATTACTTAATTCTTTTTGATCTTTTGCAATTTGGTCTTTTGCATCTCTTATATTTTTCTCAACGGCATTAATACCTGCTTCTGCAAGTTTAAGACTGCGCGCTTCCATTTGTTTTTTCCGAATCTCTGCCATCTGCCTAGCGCCTTCAGCGGTAGCTTCTTTAAGTTCTGCAAGTCTTTCTGCTTCTGTTTTAGGCGCAACTTTTCTTGTAATCTTTTTAACACGTAAAGGTTCAGCGAGAATATCACGTCTATTTTTAAGGGTATCTAAACTGCGAGCTTCGCTTTTGTATGCTTCTGAGCTTTTATCAAGCTTAGCCATACGTGCTTCAGCTTCTCTAATCTGCTTTTTAACGTCTGCGTACTCTTCTGATTTTTTAAGCGATGTTTCTAAAAAACTAAGTTGTTTTTCTTGTTTTGCGTATTCTGGGGTTGTATTA